CATAGTAAATATACGAAAAATAATTGGATTTACCAAATTATTTAACACTTTTTTTTAAGAAATTTTACTTACTGTTAAAGAAGGGTTGAATATTGTTTTATATCCTTTAGTATAAGAACCTATAATAGTATCTATAAAATCTTTTAGAAGATAAGTTCCATCAGAAGAACCAAATCCATCATCAGAATCCCAATCTTCAGTCCATTCGGTAGTAACTTCAGTTGCAATTTCCAATAAATCCCATTGGGGAATTTCTTCGTTTTTAACCATTTCGTTAAAACCATCAATGTATCCTTTTGCTCGGAAAACTAAATCGGTAGGGTCTATTAAATAATTCATATCTTTAAGGTTTAATTGTTAATCATTTACATAGTAAATGTACGAAAAAAATATGAGAAATCCTAATAAAAAGTGTTAAAGTTTTGTTAAGAAATTTTAGCTGAACCTACATCTATTGGTTCTCGTTTCATATGGTTACCAGATGCAAATTTAGCACCCCATCGTAGATACCCACATAAAAATGCTTTTCTAAATCTATTTGAAGTATTTTCATCAGAACCATGTACTACATTAGAATGTAGAAATGCTATTTGGCCTTTTCTTAAATATCCATCTATTTTAGGGAATGTATGTCCTTCTGGCATTATACAAGGTTTACCTCTTTCATTTCTCCAATTTTTTGGATTAGATTTAGTTCTTTCTTCATCAACTTCAATAGGTAATCTACCAAGATTGTGAGTACCTTCATAATACCAAACAGAACCATTGTTAGGGTCATGGTTATCTAAAGCAATAGATACGTTTAAAACTTCATTTGATTGACATTCAGTATAAAATATATTTTGATGCATATCCCTACCTAATTGGCCTGATGGTTTAAAATATGCCCAAGTTTGTAATCCTACAATATCACCCTTCAATAAAAACTCAGCTGCTTCTATTACTTTAGGATGTACTAATAGTTCTTTTAATTTTTCAGATTGTTTATGTGGATACATAAATGGGTCATAATCACCCCATTCTCCTTCTACATCACCTTCTTTTCTTTCTAATCGGATTCTTTCTAATTCTTTATTATACTCATCTACTTCTTCTTCTGTAAGTAAATTAAGTATCGATACTCCTTTGTATCTCCAATCAAATTTTAATTGTTGTTTTTCTAATTCGGTAAGATAACTCATATAACTTTTATTTATAATAAATATTTATTCTTTGTAAAATTGTAATACGTTTGGTAAATACAATTTTATATTTTTTATTTTTTCAGATGCAATATCTACTGCTATTTTATTAGATTGCCTAACTCCCTTATCAGTTACCTCATTTCTATCATTAAAAACCATATCAAGTGGTCCTCGGATTCTCCATCTTAAACTTATTCCTTTAAAAGATTGATTGTTACTATATTTTCTAAAATTAGAAGCAGTTACTTCATATATAGGTGATTCTACATCGTTAGTCTTTTGTATAAAGAAACGAGTTAAATATCCTTTAGTATAATCATCATCAGTTGGATTTGGGACAAATGTATTTATTCTCTTTGGGTGAGATAATACAGTTGTTCTTACTTTATTATATTTTTTATTAATATCCATCAACCAGTATTCCTAAATTGTGCTTTTACCGTAGTTTTCCATTGATTACCATCGATAGCATGTGCGGTTTCTATTATTTGAAATATTCCCTTTGTGTATTTTTCTGGTAAGTCTTTTATTTTAAATAAATCTCCTACTCTTAAACCAGATACACCATGTACTTCAAATTCAAAATTAATTGGAAGTAATATTGGGTCAATATCTTTTCCTTTATTTTTTAAATCATGCCCTTTTTGGATTAAACTAAATATAGATGAAGATTTCCAAGCACCCACAATAGCTATTTCATTTATAGATACGTTTTCCTCACCAGCAATTGCTGTGGTTACTTTAGACCAAATAGTATCTTTAGCATTTTTAACATCTTCTCTATCAATCATAGTTGGATAAACAGCTGCTTGACCTATAAAGATTTCATAATTTTTTTCTCTTATTTCATCTTCGGTTAATTCTTTTTTATCTTCATTAGAACCAGATGGAGCTCCATCCGTTTCGGTTAGTTTTAAACTATTTAAAATATTTAATACAGCATCTTCTTGTTTTGCAAATAAAGATTTTACCTCTGGTTGTTGGCCTTCTTGTATAGTTTCAGCATTTTCACTTATACGTTTACCCAATACATGATTTTTCATTGCTGATGGAATATCAAAAGATAATTGAGAAGATAAAAAGGGAGTTCTAATTCCTTTTGATTCAAATACATCTATACCCTCCAAAAGACCAGGTGATACCATACCACATAAACTGAAATCTCTTACAGATAATCTACTAGCTCCTTCTAACTTAGGGTCTGAACAATCTGGTATTTCAACTATCTCAAAGTACCACATAGAATTTACTGCAGAGGAAATACCATTTAATAATTCATAATAAATATCTTTTGTTACAACATTAGATTGTGATATAGTTTCACAGAAGAAATCAAAGTTTATATAAAGGTTTCTTAAATATCCCCATGTTTTTGCATCTTTTTTTGTTTCTAAAACATCTGAATCTATTTTTACCATAGTTTCAAAAAAATCATCCTCACCTAACGATGTTCTAGCTGGAAATGCATAATTCTCTTTTGCTGTTTTTATATCTTGATTAAAATTTTTATTATTAGCTAAGTTTGTATCCAAAGTCTTTGATGATAATTTACCATCCTTACCCATAGATACAAAATTTTCTTTTAATTCGGTAGATGTCAATGCTTCAACTAATCCAAAATTAGGTGATTCTGGATTTGGTATAAATAAAATACTTGGGTCAGTAGAAAACATATTTGGAAATGCTCTACAAATAGTACTGTTAATATCTATAACAAAAGAATACCCCTTTTTTATAAATTGACATTTAGAATCCTTATCGGCTTCTAATTTATATCTACAAGTATTTAGTATCTTAAAGGCAAGTTCTAATCTTATAAATGATTGGTCTGAAAAAAGTGGTGCTCCTTCTGGTATTTTACCACTTGTTTCTGAACCATCTTCATTTTTTACACTAACTGATGTATCAGTATATCCCTCTACTACCTTTTCTCTAACTTCATCATCTATATTTAGAAAATTATGAGCAGAATACCATGGAGTTCCATGATAATCACCATCAGCATCATCTATTAATCCCATAATATTAGGAGTTTGTTTTGCTGCTGGTAGTTTATTGTACATTTGCATAAACAAAGATTTACCTATATTCTCTTCGTTTTTAATTTCTTGAGGTTTGAATTTTAAATCACTCTGTGATTTAGTATCTCCTGCTTGATTATCACCTTTATGTTGTTGTAAATAAGTTGGTATTTCACCCAATGTTGTTAATTCTACATCACACAAGTAAGTTTCACCATCTCCACTTTTAATACCACCGCCAGTTATATATCCTAAAAAAGAATCATAATGTCCTTCTGATTTTTTACGTTTTCCATTTGCATATACAAAATTATTATTTCTAGCTATATTACAAGGACTTAATACAGGTTCTTTTACACTTTTTGCAAGTGCAGTATTCCACCCAAATTCAACAAGAACTGTATATCCCGGTTCTAAAAAAAATTGTGATATTTTTTCTACTTGTCCTAAACTAAAACACTTTATAGTAAATGTAGATTTTCTACTTAACCCTTTATTACCATTTTGTATGGATAATCCTTCTATAATAGGGGAGGGTCTATATGCTCTATCATTACCATCTGCATATACTGAATCTCCTTGAAAGTTAGTACCAACTCTTCCTGATTTAGAACCATTACCATATCGTGTAGAAAAGTTATCAGTTGACCAATTTTTTTCAGGATTTTCACTATTTTCAGGGTCTTTTTTATTTTGAAAAGATTCTAATACTAAACCACCTGTTGAAGTAGAGCCTTCTCCAACAACACCTCCTGCAGAAACTACTCGTATCCAACATAATAAGTTAGATGCAGTTATATTTTTACCTGCTCTACTCTTTATTGTTTTAGATACATTTTTTGGTATCTTTGATAAATTTGGAAATGTAGATGACATAAACTTATTTATAAAAATTATTCATTATACTCACATAGTTCATTGGTATTCTTAACTCTGTTCCATCTGGCAATGCGAATGGAGCATCATGTACGTTATTAGCAGCTGCTATAATCCACCAAAGAGATGAGTTTTCATAAAACTGATTAGCTAATGTATCTAATCTATCACCTGTTTGAGTAACTATATAAATATCTTTATCAGACTTTGGTATCTTTGGGTATAATTTAGATTTATATACCACTCTACCATCGTTTAACTTTTTAGTTTCGTTATTTTCGTATCTACTTGCCATGATTATAACTGTGTTAAAGTGTTAAGTGAAGTTGTAGTTCCATCAGTAAGTATTACACGATATTGATGTTGAGGTCCAACCTTCTTGTAATATAATTCAAAATCAAATATTGGATTTTGTAGTTCAAAGTGCTGTCTAGCTTTTTTATCCTTATGTTCCCTATATCCTTCTGCAAATAATGCGGTAATTGGAATTACTTGAGCTGGAGTTAATCCTTTAGTATTAAGTAATTCTTTTTGTTTTTCTAATGGAGTCTTACCATCTAACTTATCAGCAGTACCACCTTGGTTTGCATTATCTGGTAATTTTGCTGATTCAGCATCAGCTGGTGTTGATTGTTTTTTACCTGCTAGATTCTTTGGTACTTTAGGTGCTTTTAAACCATCTAATGGATTAGTAAGTTGAAATCCTTTTGGTGTAATTTTTTGTGGTTTTTCTTCTTTTGCACTACCATCACCTTCAGTTTGAGCTGCTCCTATTTCTGCTTGTGCTCCTCGTTTTTCATTTATTGCTTCTGCTGCTACTTTAGATATAGTGTAATCATATGGTCTATCTTCTGCACCAACTGATTCAATAAACTTGATTGAGATTGCTACATCAATAATTTTTGGTAACCACCCTGTATCACCATCAGTTTCCCAATTAGAATCATCAGGTATTGTATATGTAAGGGATTCTATAAATCCAGTCTTGTTATTGTAAATATCACCAATTCTAAATTGCATTATTGGTGCATTTGCATATTGTGCTCCAACAGATGGATAAGTCATTTGAGTTATCTTAGTAATTTTTTCCCAATTATTATTTAATTCTACTGAACTATTACAATACATTTTAAGATTAAAAGATGTACTTCTTTCTATTGAATCAAAAGTATAAAAGTTATATGGATTTCCAGCAAATTTAGAAGTTGACCAAGAAGGTGATACATTTTCAGTAAGACCTGAAATTAATGCTCTGAACATTATAGGTTTTGTAGTTCCTATTTTTTTCATCCAAACAGGAATAAAATCATATAGGACTTTGTCACCAACTTTAGCAAAAGCTTTATTCTCATCAAGAGTGTATTCATCACCTGGAGATAATAAATTTATCTTATCACCGGGTCCTAAACCAAATTTAGAAAATAATGGAGTTGTTCTACTTTGTTTGTTATATGAAAACCCATCTGCTTCAGGTGTATAAAGTGATTGTTTACTATTTGCACTCTTTCTGTTTATGAATCCATATTCAGATTCTCCAAATAATCCATCTTTTCTTGATACTCCATATATTGGTGATACTTTAGATAAATCTAATTTTGTACCTTTAAAATCATCTTTTGATAAATACGATTTTATATTTCCATCTTTAGCTTGTTTTGAATATGTTTCCTCATCTGTATATTCAATTACTTTAGGTTCACTTGGTGTTGCTGCTCCAAGTGTATCAGGTGAACCAAATAAAGCTCCTCTGAGTTTATCTTTTGCTTTACCTATTAGTTTACCAGCTCCTTGTTTTAAGATAGTTTTAGGGTTACCTGCTGATTCTTTTAGAAGTTTTCCTACTTCAGTACCACTTCCTTCGTTTACAACTGGAGTTTGAGAATCTTGTTCTTTTATCTGGTCTATTACACGAGTTGGTATTTGATTTACAGGTATTCCTAATTTAGTATTTACTTTATCTCTAAGACCACCAATACCTCCCTCAACACCAAGTTTAGAAAGTCCTTTTCCAATTAATCCATCATCACCAGCTTCTCCTCCAGTACCTTCTTTCATCTTCTCCAAATCAGGAGTAGAACGTTGTGCTATACGAGTAGCTTCATTTCCATATATAAGTGGATTGTTTAGTTCAACGGCAGATTTAGTTCTTACACCAGTAAGTTCTTGTTCTACAAGAGTTTCTTTATCTGATTTTACAGATTTATCTTGAGTTGAACCTTTAAATAATTCTAATAGTGTTTTTCCCATCTTATGCTACTCCTAATCCAAATACGTTACCACTTCCTCGTTCAGCTCTATCCATTATAACATTGGTAACTTTATCTTTATCTAAATAAACATCTCTAGTACCTGCAGTTGTTTGTATTAACATATCCATCTTCTGTAACATCTGTGATTGATATTCTGAAAGTGAACCTTCTTCAACTGCGGTTGTTTCGGTACTACTCTCATCACCACCTAATCCTAATACAGATGCTAACTTACTAATTGGTCCAGCCAATGCTGCAACTCCAGCAAGTACTACAAGACCTGGTAATCCAGCTATTCCTAAAAATCCAAGAGAAGCTCCAAGTAAAGCAAATGCTCCAGCTAATCCTGCTATTACAGGTATCATTACTGACATTGGTCCAATCAAACCTACCATTTGAGTAATTTGTGGAACCATCTCAGAAATCATAGATGCTGCTCCTCCAAATACTTCTAATCCTTTTCCTGCCATCAAAGCACCAGCTCCAAATACTATCAATGAAGCTCCTAATAGTGCAATTGCAATTGAACCTGCGGTTATAAATGGTAAAGCAAATCCTAATGCCGCTGCTGATGCTGATAGAAGTATCAATCCTCCAGCTATTGTTGCAAATTGTCCTATACCTATATCACCCATCATCTTCATAGATAATGCAAATGGTACAAGTGCTAATCCTAAAGCTGCTACTGCAATTGAACCTTGTAATAATTGTCCACTTACTTTACCAAGTACCATAGCTATTGCTGCCATACCTGCTAAACCAGTTAATCCCATACCAACCGATGTCCAAGTTACTGAACCAAATTCTTGGAATGCTTTAGCAGCAACGAATAAAGCGGCTGATAAGATTAAGATTGCTGCTGCTCCCTTAACCATATTCATTACATTCATTCCTTTACCACCACTTGCTTTGTTTAGTTTACCTGCTACACCATCACCACCGGCACCACCAGCTGCAGTTGTAGCGGTTGATGCAATACCACCTCCACCTTTAGATGGAAGTTTGTTGAATAGTTTTCCAATACCTGGTAATTTACCAGCCATTCCTTTTACATCAACTCCCATTTGACCAGCTGCAATTGCGGCTGAACCTAATCCTTTAACCATTCCACCAAGTGGACCAGTTACAATACCAGTAAGAGTTTCTTTAAGAGTATCAAATTTAGATAACTGAATAGAACCATCATCATTTAATTTATCCATATTAGCAGCCATCTTTTGGAATTGTTCTACTGTCATTCCAGCTGCTTCAGCGGCCTGTCTTTTTTGGAATACATCCATCTTGTTGAATGCATTAATACCACCCATTTGTTTGATGGTTTCTTTTACAGAAGCACCTAACTTACCATCATATGCTAATTGTCTTGCTTTGTTAAGGTTGATATTTCTACCTAACATTGCTCCCAATTCTAATTCTTTAGTAATAGATGATTCGAAATCTAAAAGAGAATCGGTTACACCTGTAACAGTACTCATATTAACACCAAGTTTTGCTGCCATAACAGCTGCTTGTGCTATATTCTTACCACCATCCTTACCATATTCAGCAAATGCCTGTGTTGAATTTGCAACATCCTGCATTACTTGTGATGGAATTACACCATTTTGTTTAGCAAATTCTTTAGTAGATGCTGCTAAGTTTTGTGCAGTTTCAACAGAACCACCATTTAATCGTGCGAATGCTCCAGTCAGTTTAGCTGCTTCTGAACCACTAATACCCATATTAGTAGCCATTAAGTTGGTATTAAGTTGTGTTTGGAATGATAACTCCTCAATTCCACCTAATTCTGCTGATAATCCTTTAGTAGCTTCTAATGCTTGTGGAAATACTAAAGAAAGACCAGTTGCACTAACTTGAGCTTCTCCTAAGAAACCTCCAAACTCTCGTGTACTTTGTCCTAACTTATCAATAGCATACCCAGCTCCAATTAAAGCTGAACCTAATACTCCACCAACGGTTGATGTTAGTAATCTAGCCGTATCGAGAACTCCTCCAATCGTATCTTGGATTCCTTCTAATACTGCTCTTTGTTTTTCTAAAAATTGTTTTTGTTTATCTGTTAAACCTGCATAGTTGTTAGCTAATTGGTTTGTTTGAGTCATTAAAGCAATTTGTTCTTCAATTCCCTTACCTCTCTTATCTAATGAATCTAATTCTGCATTAAATTGTGATTGTAAAGATTCTCTTTGAATTACATCATTTGCTGAAAGATTTGCAATCTGTTCATTTAAAGATTGCATTGTAGATAAAGAAGATATATTCTTTTTATGTTGAGTACCAGATTCTCTCAGAGAACTAACTCTCTGTTGTTCTAATTTACTCATTGGACCGTATATACCTGAAAGAGATTTTATTCCTCTTTCTTGTTCTGATATACCATCAATTACAATTTGTTTATTCTTTATTTCTTCTTGATTAACTTTTTTTACTTCTCTTGCTCTTCTTACTATTTGGCCTTTTAGTTTTTCTTGTAATTTTATTTGTTCTTCAGTCAAGGACGTACTAATTTTTTCAAGTTGATTTAGGTCACCTTGAAGTTTTTTAATTTCTCTTAATAAATCCGATTTTGACTTTGCCATTTAATTATTTAGAATATTTCTTAATTAATGAATCAAGTTCTTGTTTTTCTTTTTGAAGTTTTGTCATTTGTTGAATTACTTTAGATGGCATACCTTGCTTTTTAGCTTTAGATAACATTGAATTAGTAGCGTTATTTTTCAATCCATCAAAGAATGCATCAGAGAACTTCTTAGCTGCTCCAAACAATCCTTCGTTTACTTTTTCTTTTGACATGGGTATCTCCTTTATAGTTTTATACTACTATAAATATAGAGCACAAAAAAAGTGAGGAATTATTTCCTCACTCTTACTGATGGTCCTTTTGGAGAAGATTTTTTACCAACCTTATCCATTTCTTGTTTTTCTTTTTTCTTTGCCTCTACTAACTTCTTAAAATAGAATCTTCTCCAATGGATTGGCATGAAGTAAACTTCTGACCAAGTAAATCCATTACCGAAGTTAACCATTTCCCAAATCTGGTTATGAAGTTGGATTGAGTAATCACTCGGAAGGGTAAAAAAACCCGGCACCAAACGGTATATCAAGTGCCTCCGTTTCACCTGTTATATCAGAAGTAAAATCAAATGTTAAATCTAAATCTGGTGAGATTTCTCTGACATAGTTTCTTAAAGCTCTTGAATCTTTAGCTAAAAGATTGTTTTTTACAAAGTTGTTAATGAATCCCGTATCTGTATTACCATCTACATCTTGTATCATATATCTCAATCTTGTAGATACATCTTGTGATGGTACATCACCTTTACCACTCAATCTCTGCATTGCTTGAATATCTTTGTTGATATCAATTTCATCCTTATGAGTGAGTAGTTTAAACTTGATAGTTTTTTTTAAGGTAGGTAATTCAAATTCATATGAATTATCTGAATTCAATTTATCAAAATCAATATCCTTAGTTTGTACTTTTGATAAATTAATATTCACTTTTTGTTGTTCTAAGGTAAATGGGTCTGTAACTTCTACTTCGTAATCTGCCCCATATCCCAAGACACGAGTTGCAAGAAGAATTGCGTTTTTATCGCCAACGAATATATCACCTATATTCACTCCTTCTTCGACCACAACAGATTCGAATAACTTATCAAGAACCACCCCCTTCCTTATCAAATTTTGGGAAGCAAGTATATCCTCTTCTTTCGCAGTCATATACTTAATCTCCACCGTACCCTTTGATAACGGGTGTCCTTCCATGTAAGTCTTACCTTGAGATGGTAATTCTATCACTTCAGTTGGAAAATCATAATTTGCCATAAACTTTTATTTTAATGTTCGTATATAAATATATAACTTTTAAAAAGTTGGAAAAAAGGCATAAAAAAAGGTTCTCACTAAGAGAACCTTTTATGAAGTATCAAAAGTATATTATAGTATTAGTATTCTAAGATTGCGTAATCGTAAGAAAGTGTTAAACTGATTTCTGATGGGTCATTTGAAGCCCAGTCTAAATCATTAAATACTGCATTGTTAATAAATGCACCTTTAAGTTTCCAATTTTCAATCTTATCACCAACTGGTCCTAACATATAGATATCGATATCTTTCTTATAGAAATCTGCATATCCATCTCTACCTGTAATAGATTCGTGTGATGTTCTCACCCATTCCATTACTTGTTGTGCTCCACTTGGAACGATTGGGTCAAATAAAGTGATTTCAATATCTTGCCATTCACCTTTACCTTTGAGTTTTCTTTTTACGTTGATGTGGTCTAATGTTACTACTTCGAAGGAAATAGAAGGTCTATTTGCCGTTTTAATCAAATATGAAGCGATACCATCAATTTCCATGATGTATCTGTTCTTCATCTTCGGTTCGAAGTTCGTGTAGAACATATCGTTAAATTCTAATACTTCTGCCATTTTTTTATTCTCCTATTATATACTACTATAAATATAGTTCTTTTTAATTTTTAGTTATGCCGTAAAACTAGCCCCAGTCGGTAGAATGTTGAAATCAATTACAATGAATTCAGCTGTCTTAGTAGGTTGTAAGTAAATTGCCCCTGCCAAGATGTTTCTATCGATTACATCTGGTGTATTGTTAGATTCATCCATTACCACTCTAAAAGCGTAAAGTCCTTGTCTTTGTTGTATTCCTTCTAAATAAGGATTAACAGTATTTAAGAACTTACCTCTCGTTTGAGATGTGTTTTGTTCGAATACAAGGTATCTTGATGTAGATGCGATGTATTTCTTCACTTTGATTAATAATCTTCTTACGTTGATTCTATCAAGTGCAGATGCTCTATCTTGTAGAGTTTTCTGTCCGAATGCAACGATACCCTCACCTGGGAATTGTGCGATTGGATTAATCTTTCCTTCATATAGTGTATCTCTCTCAGCGTGAGTTAATCTGTTTAGTACAGAAACTGCTCCGGTGATACCACCTCTGTTTAACCCTGCTGGTGCAAACCATTCAGCTGCAACTGCATCGTTTTCAGCGTAAATTCCTGGCATCAATACTGATGGTGGAACTGCTGTTAGTTTATTAGTTCTACTATCAATTGTTTTAACCCATGGGTAATAAGTACCAACGTAGTTAGAATCAACTGATTGTCCTTCTTGGATTGCTTGAGCGATAGTATCATTCTTATCAGTTACATCACCGATGAAGAATGCATCTTCTCTAGCTTCTACCATATCAGAAACTTTATCAAATACATAAGAGTGTAATCTTCTTACAACACCTGGTGCAGATACCAAGTTGATATCGAAATCATCTGGATTAGATACTGCGTTGATTGCTTTTACATATGCAACCGAACCACTTGATGTTGAAGTAGATAAGTTAAATCCTTGTGCGTTTCCTGCTCCCCATTGAGAATCATCAGCTTTAGCTGCTTTGATTGTTGGAGATATACCATCGAATCCACCTTGGAATCCTACTGTAAATTGTCTTTTGTTGATTGTAGATGCATCATCTGCAGTAGATAGAGTATAACCAAAGTTATAAGTTCCATATCCATCATCTTGGTGGTTTGGAGTTACTCCAACTGAACTAGCACCATTATATTTTACATTGATATCTGCATCGAATGCAAATACTGTATTTCCACCGATAGTTGCCGAAGCTGGAATTGGTGAAAGATAAGCAGAGTTATCAATTTTTACAAGTGTTGATTCTAAATCAATACCAGAATATTTTCTACTTGTAGATGCGTTATTAGAATCAGAACCAGTAGAGAATATTACTGCTGGTACATCCGATTCAGAACCTCCTACTAAAATAGGGTTAGTATATGCACCATGTCCAAATGGTACTGCTGATATAGGAGATGCTCCTTCTTTAACTGTTTCAACTCTAACATATTTAGAACGATTTACATAATCACCATTCATTGTCATTTTTCCAACTGCATCAATAGTGATGTTCTGGTCACCAATTACCTTTGTAATGTAATTTGGAGATGCTGGGTCCATAGATAGGTTAGTAAATGTTTCTAATATAGTAGGACTTTTATCTGTATCAGAGTATCCTCTAAGTGCGATTGAGAATGTACCATAATCAGATGCGTTAGAAGTACCTGCTGCTTTTACGTTAAAGATAGATACTTTGAATTCTGTGTTTGAATAAGTACCATCACCTAAAGTATGTAATCTGAAAAGGTCATATCTTTCACCAGAGATTAACTGTGATTGTATATAAGGAGTACTAGCGTTTGTACAATCTTGTGTAAAATCTTGGTCTGATAATGCAACTAATGAAACTTGAGAACCACTATTTGATAAATGGTCTGCAAAATCAGTTGCTGCGTTTTCAAAATATTTAAATGAATATACTTTTTTACCACCAAATGCACTTTCTCCAAATACATCTGATAAATCGTTTCCTGCGGTTGGTAAAACTGATGCTGAAATTTCAGTTCCTAATAAAGAACCTGAAATTGAGAATGCTGATGCTGAAGGTTGTGAATCTATTGCTGTTGAAGCAAGTAATTCAGTTGTGATGTCTCCATCTGCATCTGCAAGGTTATCAGTACCATGTAGTACACCGATGATTTTATCATCTTTAGTACCCACACCACTTAATTTAATTCCAAGAGGTGCTGCATGAGAATAACCACCCATATGTCCTACACGAACAATAGTAGCTACTCCAGCTTCTCTTAAATAATTTTGTACGGTATACCCTGAATAGTAGTCTCCATTAGGGGTGCCGAATATTTCTTCGAATTCTGATTGTGAACTTACAACGGTTGGTACGAAAGCAGGTCCTTTATGGAAAGGTCCAATTATTGCTGCTCCGATTTCTCCAATACCTTGTGATAAGAAAGAAA